AGCCGCGGGCGAAAGATACGGAGCTAAAAGCCCGCGTACAGACGCCATAAGCGTATTAGACATTTTAAACGGGCTTGGACTATATCCGTCCACGCTTGTACCGCCGTTTTGTGTGCTAAAGCGGGCTGTCCAAATATTTTCAGCCAACATAAGCGCTGCGGCGTTAATAGCAGGTGTATTTGCATAAGTAGCTGTTTTTGTGTCATCGCCCGTCATAGTGCCATAAGGCAATACCCGCCTAAAGTTTTGATCAGCTGCTACTTTTGCATATTGAATAAAGCTATACCCCTGTGGGTTTTGCCAATAGTTGAGGTTCATATTAAAGGCTGGCAAAATATTACCTGTACCCGTGCTAAAAGGTATTGTGCCTGTAATTGTATAAGTACCGTTAAAAGTTGAACCAGCCCCAGCAATAGTTACTGATTGGCCCGTAGTAAATATGCCAGGGTTGGCAACCATAACTGTAGCAACATTAGACACTAAAGCTGTGCCTACAACAGGTGCAGCATCAAACCACAAAAAGCCGTTAATTAAATCCTGAGCTGCCTGACAGGTGTCCTCTATCCAGGTGTAAGAGTCGTACAGGGTGCCAACGCCCAGCGATGCTTTTAAAGTCGCGGCGGTAACGTAAGTTGCTGGCATTTGTGTACTCCTTACTTACTTAGGTTTGGTGAGCCTCAAAGGGCTAAGAGGCCCACCAAACTATTAGTGGGTTATTAGTTTAGGTTAAACTTAACAATACCCTTAGGCATTTTTGCGATTGTTGCCATGTAACCGTAGATCGCTACCTGTACTTGTAGGTTTGATACTACGTTTACAGACATATACGCCGTAGGTGACTGGTAAACAGTAAAGGCCTCAGGTGCAAGGATCACGGCAGAGTCGTCGATAGTTGTAGTAGCTGTGAAGTTCTTATCAACGTATAGATCAAGGCCTAGCACGTTACCGCGGATTGAACCTGGCTGCGTTAGCCCGCCCGCGTTCATTGGCTGAGATGCTGAGTAAATTGGTCGCCCTGTTGTATCAGTAGCACCCATTAGTAATTGCCATTGTGAACCGTTAGCAATGTAGTTATTAGCAAAGTAACCTGTAGCTTCGTAAACCTTACGAGCTGAGTCTGAGGCAAACTCGATAATACCTGCTGAGTCTGCATCGCATCCTGAGCTGTACTGACCAGCTGCAATAAGAGCTGCTAGTACTGTTGTATCTAGCGTCTTTAAATACGCATTTTGCAGCTGGTTTGTGAGCTCTGAATAAAAGTTGGGGTCCGACCGCTCTAGTAGTTCTACGCTAATCGTATTCATACCTGCGTACTTATTAACTGTACCTGTTAGATAGGCTGTTTCCATACCTGTATTTTGTACAGCTCCAGCCTCAGCTTCAACAGTTACTACAGGTGCTACGCCTGTACCGCCACCAGCTGAAGTAACAAGAGATGGTACGTTAATTGTCATACCGTTAGCTGGCAAAGTGCCGCGTGAGCAAGCGTCAATAGCAGGAGTACCAAAACGTGTATTTGTTGGAAACTCTGATAGGTACTGAGTTGGGTTAAAAGCTGGGTTTGTACTAAAGCTGTCATCTGCGGCTGTTACGTAAAGCTTTGAGTCCTCGTTACCGAGTGCAGCCTTAATTTTATGCTCTGTGTATGAACCCATATTTACAATAGGTGTGCGTACTCGTTGTGAGTTAAGTGCGCTGGGTAGGATGATTTTACGAGCTGCCTCTACTGTAGGTGCAGCCTGCTCTGTGGCATCTGTTGCCTCAGGTGCGTTTTGATCGGGGGCTGTAGTCACAGCGGCCTCGCTTTCGGTTTCGGTTTCGGTTTCGGTTTCGGTTGTTGTTGTGTTTATTACGGTGTTAGTTGTCGTAATCTTTGTGCTTGTACTTTCAGCTGCATCTAGTGGCATATCGCCCTCTTGCGCACTAATTTTTTGCACCGCAGCGCTGGCAAAAGCCGCGCTCTCAACGAGTGACACCTCGCGTAAGGTGGCAGCGGTGACCAGGAGATAGTCCTTTTGAGGCTTTGATGCTGTAACTTCAACACCAACGGATAAGCCGTCCATAAGTTGCTCCTGGGCTAGCAAAATTGCATCTGATCCGCGTGATGATGCGCTCACTTTAAAGCTGGCATACAACCCGTCTTTAGCTGAGGTAATGCTTTGCATACGGCCTACGGGTTTTGAGTTGTCGTGCGACATCAAAAGTTTTACACGGCTAGGTTCAGGTGCGCTAATTGAACCCTCAGCAAAAACTACCTTGCCAGCTGAGGTATATCCAACCTCACCATAAGGTGCAATTTTGCCTGAGATAGTACGGCGGTCACCGCTATCTACAGCTTCAATATTGCCACTAAACGTTAATATTAACGGTTGCATTTGTTGCGCTCCCCTCATTAAGGCCACTAGGGCTTAGTTGTTCCATACTCTGAGCTTGCTCTAAGTCAATCAAACCTAGATTAAGCATTTTTTCAATTGCATCTAAACGTGCAGCTGTATCAGCACGTAAGAAAGTTTCATCTAAAGCAAAACGCACTACGTTACCGTGCGCCGTAATATCATCCATAGATAAACGGTTTTCGATAGCGCTAATAAACGGCTGCAAAGAATAAGCTACAAACTCTTTTCTACCGTCAAGGATATTTTGGTAAGTCATGCTGTTATTCATATCCGCGCTTATATAATAGGCGGGTACGTTCATTAAGCGAGCAACCTCAGTAGCTAAATACTGGCTACTTTCGTTGTAGGTCATATCCTTAGGACTAAAGCCAACCTGTTGGTAATCTAAAGTGCTAGTTAGGTAAGCCGTTGACCGTGAGGTACGTGCAGCTTTCCAGGCAGCTAGCAAACCGCTAATTTGTGCCTCAGGTAGATCAGCACCACTATTTTTAATAAATCCTGTTGGCATCGGTGTTGCAGCTGCGACAGCTGCGGCTTTTTGTACGTCAATAGCTGCCTGTATTGTGCGGGCGCCTGTTTCTAATACGCCAGGTAACAAGCTTTGAAAAGTAACAAGCGAACCAATACCCGACATAGGGGCACGCTCACCGTTAACTGTGTAGTAGTCCACCTGCTCGCCGTACTGGTCAGTAGTAACTGTTACACGAGTATTTGCAATCCACTCAAATCCACTAGGGCGCCCGTCATCCTGGTACACGCTAGAAACCCTAAGATACCCAACACCGTAAAATAGTAATGAGTCCACTAAATAAGCAATAGTTACGCTGCGCGGCTGGCGCATATCAAACTGATCAAGCCATAAAGGGCTTTCTAATTTTGCACCTGTTGATTTTTTATATAACTCTAAATCTATACTAGAGATAACGCCTGCAATTAAATTACGGCATCTAGCAACAGCTGGTACTTGCAAAGCTACGTAACGGTCCATAAAAGGCACGCCGTTGCCAGCCCCATAAAGGCCGCCGTAACTATAAACGCCAGCACCATAGCCCTGCGACATAACGGCAGGGGCTAGCTGCGCGGTAACATCTTTTTTAGCTATACCTAAAGTTTGCAACAATCCCATAACGTAATAATGGCGTAAAAGTCAACGACATACCGCCAAAAATCTATCGGCGTGTCTAAACGTGTATTTTAGCCTCAGCTACGGGTTGGGCCAGTATATGAATAACCATAGCTAGGCCAATAGGTATATCAACAGGGCCAGCTGACTTACGCCGCACGATACGCCAGGCATCGCTTGTAATTTTGGCTGCACAATTAGCCATTTGTTGAACCAGCAAATCTTGCCCACTATGGCGCAGCCTGTCGTTTACCAAGCTGTCGTGAAAGTCCGAGCAAGCGGTATAAAAGCTTTGCCCTGATATATCGCGAGTTTGTACGCCCGCATTTTGTAGCCTTTGAGCAATACTGGCCGTTGTGTATTTGTCGTAACAAACAACCCGCGGGTAGTACAGATCAGCCCACTTTTTAATACTTGCAGCTATGGCAAGCTCATCAACAGCCACTTGTGAGCTGTAAGTATCTAACACAGCTACACCTATGCGCCCGTCAGGCAATATTTGCCCCATAACTAAACTTGCATCACGTTTTGAGGGGCT